ACAGCAGCAGTTCAATCCACAAGTAATTTGTCTGATGCCACTGTGTCGTTCATTTATGTAGAAGACTAAAAAGGAGTTTCGTTATGAGTGACGTATATCTTGGCAATCCATTATTAAAGAAAGCAAATACTGCGATTGAATTTACTCAAGAACAGATTGAGGAGTTTATTAAATGTCAGAGTGACCCAGTATATTTTGCAAAAAATTATGTGAAGATTGTGACTCTTGATAAAGGATTACAACCTTTTGAGTTATATCCATTTCAAGAAAAGTTAGTTAATAACTTTCATAATAACAGATTTAATATCTGCAAGATGCCACGACAGACAGGTAAGTCAACAACTGTGGTTTCTTTTCTTTTACATTATGCAGTATTTAATGATAATGTCAATATAGGCATTCTAGCAAACAAAGCTGCAACCGCAAGAGAACTTCTTGATAGGTTACAAACTGCATATGAGAACTTACCAAAGTGGATGCAGCAAGGTATCATAGCATGGAATAAAGGTAGTTTGGAGTTAGAAAATGGCAGTAAGATATTGGCAGCTTCTACATCTGCAAGTGCTGTCCGAGGCATGTCGTTCAATATCCTCTTTCTCGACGAATTCGCCTTCGTCCCTAATCACATCGCTGACTCCTTCTTTGCATCTGTTTATCCTACTATTACTTCTGGTAAAAGCACAAAAGTCATCATAGTTTCAACGCCACATGGTATGAATCATTTCTACCGTATGTGGCACGATGCGGAAAAGGGTAAGAACGAATATATTCCCACAGATGTTCATTGGTCAGAAGTTCCAGGTAGAGATTCTAAATGGAAAGAACAGACTATTGCAAACACATCAGAACAACAGTTCAAAGTTGAGTTTGAGTGTGAGTTTCTAGGGTCTGTTGATACACTTATTGCTCCTAGCAAATTGAGAAGTTTTATTTATGACCACCCTAAAGTAAGAAATAAAGGTCTTGATGTTTATGAAGACCCCAAAAATGACCACGACTATTTGATGACAGTTGATGTTGCCAGAGGAGTGAGTGAGGATTACTCTGCATTCGTAGTTACTGACATAACAGAGTTTCCACATAAAGTAGTTGCAAAGTATAGAAATAATGAAATCAAACCAATGCTATTTCCAAATATCATATATGAAGTAGCAAAAAATTATAATGGAGCCTATATTCTTTGTGAGGTAAATGATATTGGAGATCAGGTTGCAAGTATTCTTCAATATGATTTAGAGTATCAAAATCTTCTCATGTGCTCAATGAGAGGAAGAGCTGGTCAAATTGTTGGTCAAGGATTTTCTGGAAAGAAAACTCAACTGGGAGTTAAGATGTCCAAGACTGTAAAGAAAGTTGGGTCATTAAATCTCAAGACAATGATTGAGGAGGATAAATTAATCTTCAATGACTACGAGATTATATCAGAACTAACTACATTTATTTCGAAAGGTAATTCTTTTGAAGCAGAAGAAGGATGTAACGATGACTTGGCAATGTGTCTTGTTATCTATGCATGGTTGGTTGCACAAGATTACTTTAAGGAACTTACTGATCAAGATGTTCGTAAGAGATTATATGAGGAGCAGAAAAACCAAATTGAACAAGACATGGCACCATTTGGGTTTATATCTGATGGTCTAGATTCAAATTCATTTGTGGATGCCGAAGGTGATCGTTGGTACACTGATGAATATGGTGATCGTTCATATATGTGGGATTACCTCTAATGGATTTAGATGGTCAAATAAAACTTGGTCATTTACTTTTAAATGATAGGAAATGTAGAATATGTGGAGAAACTAAAAATTTAATAGAATCATTTTATAGAACCAGAAAAGATAGAGGAGCTGTAGCATCGTCGTATTCATATGAATGCAAAGACTGCACCATAAAGAGAGTCTCTAAATCTAGAAAAGAAAAATTAGATAAACCAGATATACCATATAATCCAGTTCCTAGAATTAAGGATGTATATCCCGATTGGTAATGTTCACGTCCGATTTCCCCAGTGTAAAGTTATTTTTTAATAAATATTTTTTAGATAAACGAGACTAAAAAGGAGAAAAACATGGCGACTCCTCAGTTATCTCCCGGTGTATTAATCAGGGAGGTTGATTTAACGGTAGGTAGAGCTGATAATATTCTAGATAATATTGGTGCTATTGCTGCACCTTTTCCAATTGGACCTGTTGATTTTCCTATTGACATTGCTACTGAGCAAGATTTAATCAATGTTTTTGGAAAACCTCTTTCAACAGATGCTCAATATGAATACTGGATGAGTGCATCTTCATTCTTATCATATGGAGGAGTTCTGAAAGTTGTAAGAACTGATGATGTCGATCTGAATAATGCCAATGCTGGTGTTGGAATTGCATCTACAAGTTCACTTCAAATCAACAACTATGATGACTATACAAATAATCATTCTACAGCAACTAATTTTACATACGCTGCAAAAAACCCAGGTTCATGGGCGAATGGTTTAAAAGTATGTACAATTGATGATCTTGCAGACCAAACTATTGGTATTACTACAACTAATTTAGCAACTGCTGGTGTTCAAATTGGATATGGTGTTACAGCATCTCTTTCGGATGTAATTATTCCTGGGGCAGGAACAACATCAACATTTAGTGGATATCTTAAAGGTATTGTTACTGGTGTTAGAACAGACGCTACGAATGGTGCAAGTAAATTTGATGTTAAGATTGTTTCCCGCGTTTCAGCAGCAGGAACAGAAACAGCAGTAATTTACGCAGAAGGAGCCGCACATCGATCTTTCGATACTGACGATAGTTTGTTCTTTGTTAATAATTCTGGTATTAACACTGGATTATCTGCAGATGTTGAAGCATACAATGTAGACACTGCAATTGACTGGTATGAAGATCAGAGATTAGATCTTGATAATGCGGTAATTTACTGGAAATCGATTGCACCCAAACCAATTACAACCACATATGCTTTAGATAGGGGTGGAAAAAATGATGGATTGCATGTTGTAGTTGTTGATGATTTTGGAACTATTACTGGTAATACTGGAACAATTATTGAAAAGCACGTTGGCCTTTCAAAAGCAAGAGATGCAGTATCTGCAGTAAATTCACCTCAAAAATCATTCTATAAGCAGTATATTGCAGACTTCTCTGCAAACGTTTATGCTGGTTATAACCCATCATCTGCAGAGGATTCTTATCATAACACAGCACCAAGATCTACAGGATTTGCAACAGACTACACTACGATTAGTACTGCTGATGGACTTTGGGGTCTTCCTGCTCAAGATGTAACTTTCAGTGGTATTGGAAACGTTACATATGCTCTTGGCGGTGGAGAAGATTATGGTGCAGGAATTCCAGAACGTGGAAGTAATGGACCAATGAAAGCCGACCTGGCAAAGTTGATGAATTCTTATGCTCTTTTCCAAAATAGAGATGAGATTGCAGTTGACTATTTGATCATGGGTCCTGGATGCGTTTCAAAAGATCAATCACAGGCAAAAGCAAATTATTTAATTTCTCTTGCAAATGGTAGAAAAGATTGTGTTGCTGTTATTGGTCCTCATAGAGGAGATCTTGTTAACATAACTAACACAACAACACAAACAACCAATTTGATTTCTTACTTCAGTTCACTTTCCTCTTCATCATATGCTGTATTTGATAGTGGATATAAGTACACATACGATAGATTTAATAATGAGTTTAGATACATTCCTTGCAATGCTGACATTGCAGGATTGATGTGCAGAACAAATATTGTTGCATACCCATGGTTCTCTCCTGCAGGACAGCAAAGAGGAATTATTAATAATGCGGTCAAGTTGGCATATAACCCAACAAAAGCTCAAAGAGATCAACTTTATCCTCAAAGAGTAAACGCGGTTATTACTAAACCAGGCATTGGAACACTTCTTTTTGGTGACAAAACTGCTCTCGGATATGCTTCTGCTTTCGACAGAATTAACGTTCGTCGTCTTTTCCTTACAATTGAGCAAGCACTTGAAAAAGCTGCTGAAGCACAATTATTCGAACTTAATGACGAACTGACAAGAGCCAACTTTAGAAATATTGTTGAACCTTATCTCAGAGATGTTGAAGCAAAGAGAGGACTTTATGGATTCTTGGTTGTTTGCGACTCTACAAACAACACACCTGATGTCATTGATAACAATGAATTTAGAGCTGACATCTTCCTGAAACCAGCTAAATCAATCAATTATGTTACTCTTACCTTCGTTGCTACTCGAACTGGAGTAAGTTTCGAAGAAGTAGTTGGCAGAGTTTGATTAAAATAAATACCTAAAGGAGGACAAGATCAATGGCAACATCTAGAGAAAATAAAACAATCTCTCAATTTAAATCAGCTCTTATTGGGGGCGGCGCTCGCCCCAATTTATTTGAAGTAGAGTTAACAACACTTCCAGCCGGAGTTACTGCATGGGATCCAAATAATTTTAGATTCATGTGCAAAGCGGCTCAACTTCCAGCATCAAACATTGCTTCAATTGATGTACCATTCCGAGGAAGAATATTTAAGGTTGCTGGAGACAGAACCTTTGATACTTGGACTGTAACAGTAATTAATGATGAAAACTTCGCAATTAGAAATGCGATGGAAGAGTGGATGGATGTTATTTCAAGACTTGAAAATAATCTTGGCGCTACAGATCCATCTGCATATATGCAGAATGCTACAGTATACCAACTCGGAAGAGGATCTACACCAAGTTCTCAAGGATCGGAAGGATCTAGTAATGCTGTATTGAAAGAGTATACATTCCAGGATATTTTCCCAACAAATATTTCTGCAATCGATCTTTCTTATGACTCTACTGATACGATTGAGGAATTTACAATTGAATTCCAAGTTCAGTCGTTCAGTTTGGATGGAGCAGGTAGCCCTAACGGTTAATAAATAAGTAAAAAGTTCAAAATAAATTATGGCAAAACTGTTTGGGTTTTCGATAGAGGATACAGAACCTCTATCACCTTCATCGGTTTCCCCCGTTCCTCCAAATAACGAGGACGGGGTTGACCATTATATGAGCAGTGGATTTTTTGGATCCTATGTTGACATTGAAGGTGTATATAGAACCGAATATGATTTAATAAAAAGATATCGTGAAATGGCACTTCACCCAGAATGTGATAGTGCCATTGAAGATATTGTAAATGAAGCTATTGTTTCTGATACTAATGATACTCCTGTTGAGATTGAACTTTCTAATTTAAATGCAAGTGATGGTATAAAGAATAAAATAAGAAAAGAATTCAAACATATTTTAAATCTTCTCGATTTTGATAAGAAATCTCACGAAATTTATAGGAATTGGTATATTGATGGTAGAATTTATTATCATAAAATTATAGATTTAAAAAATCCTCACGAAGGAATACAAGAATTACGTTATATTGATGCAATGAAAATGCGTCATATCCGCCAATCTAAAAATACTGATAAAGAAAATAGAAGTCCTATAAATCTGAGAAGCAATGATCCAATGGATTATAAGTTTCCAGAAATTGAAGAGTATTACATTTACAATCCAAAAGGAACATATCCGACTGGAAATATGAATGCAACTGGCGCAAGTCAGGGAATCAAAATTGCAAAAGATGCAATCACATATTGCACTTCTGGTCTTGTAGATAGAAACAAAGGTTCGGTTCTTTCATATCTCCATAAGTCCATCAAATCTCTCAATCAACTTCGAATGATTGAAGATTCTTTGGTAATCTATAGATTGTCTAGAGCACCAGAACGTAGAATTTTTTATATTGATGTTGGCAATTTACCCAAGGTAAAGGCAGAACAATATCTTCGCGATGTCATGATGAGATATCGCAACAAACTTGTGTATGATGCAAACACTGGAGAGATTCGCGATGACAAAAAATATATGGCAATGCTCGAAGATTTTTGGCTTCCTAGAAGAGAAGGAGGAAGGGGAACAGAAATCTCAACTCTGCCAGGAGGCCAAAACCTTGGAGAAATTACTGATATTGAATACTTTAAGAAAAAATTATTCAGGTCCCTTAATGTTCCCCCATCAAGAATGGATGGAGAAGGTGGGTTTAACTTGGGGAGATCTTCTGAAATCTTAAGAGACGAACTCAAATTTACAAAATTTGTTGGAAGATTGAGAAAGAGATTCTCAAATATGTTTAATGATATGTTGAGAACTCAATTGATTCTCAAAAATATCATTACTCCAGAAGATTGGGAGGTTATGAGTGAGCATATTCAGTATGATTTCCTTTATGATAATCACTTCTCCGAATTAAAAGAAGCTGAGATTATGAATGAGAGATTGGGTATGGTTGCAACTGCAGAACCATATGTTGGTAAGTATTTCTCTCAAGATTATGTAAGAAGAAAGATTCTTCGCCAAACAGATATTGAAATTTTAGAGCAAGATAAATTAATTGAAAAAGAAATCAAAGATGGAATTATTCTAGATCCAAGTATTCCAATTGATCCACAAACAGGTGCTCCATTAGATTCTAATGCATCAATGGATTTGGGACAACCTGTAATGGAACCGGAAATTGATGCATCATCAGTGGAAGCTCCTGAAATGCCCAAGGGTGGAGAAATATAAATACTACTAGTTTTTATTAAACAATATGGATGATCTTTTAGATTTAATTGCTTCTGGTGAAAAACAATCTGATGTGAGTTCTGCTATCAAAGATATTTTATATACAAAAGCAGCAGCAAAAGTCGATTCTATGAGACCTGATGCTGCTAATTCTTTTTTTGATAATGTAGAAACAGAATCAGAAGCAGAAGAATAATAAATAACTATTAAATGAATTTCTAAAAAAAATGGCAAGAATATTAGTCTCTGCTGCTGAAGTAGATATCACAGCAGGTGTTGCAAATTCTACCACTGTGGATAATGCCAGATTCGTAAGAATTTATAATAATTCTGGAAGTGTGGCAACTTTGTATGTTCATGATGCAGGTTATACTGGAATTGGTTCTGTTTCCATCAAAGATGGTGCAGTTGAAGTAATTGAAAAGCATCAAGAAGATACGATTTATTTTGATGGAAGTGGGAAAATTAAAGCAGCAAGAATAGGTATTACCGCATAAAAATCAATGAAACTAATCAGAGAAGAAATCGAAAAGGTTGAAGTTGTTACTGAGAGTGTGAATGGTAAAAAGACCTTGTTTATTCAAGGACCCTTTTTACAGACCGAAAAAGAAAATAGAAATCACAGAGTTTATCGTAGACCTGTGATGGAACGTGAGGTAAAAAGATATACCGAATCTTATATTAATAAAGGTCGTGCTCTTGGTGAATTAGGCCATCCCGATGGTCCAACTATCAATCTTGATCGGGTTTCTCATAAAATTGTTTCTCTTGAGCAAAAGGGAAATGATTTTCATGGGAAAGCACAAATCCTTTCAACACCAATGGGAAAGATTGCAGAATCTCTTCTTAAAGAAGGTGTGACACTTGGAGTTTCTTCTCGTGGAATTGGTTCTTTAAAAATGTCCAAAGAAGGATGGTCTGAAGTTGGTGAAGATTTTATGTTAGCAACTGCTGCTGATATTGTTGCCGATCCTTCTGCACCCGATGCATTTGTTTCGGGAATTATGGAAGGAAAAGAGTGGGTTTGGGAAGGTGGAATTCTTCGTGAACAACTCGCAGAAAAAACTTACAAGAGAATTAATACACTTGTAGACCAGAGAATACTTGAGGAACATAAATTGGATTTGTTTAACAATTTCCTAAATAGTCTTTGACTATACATAAAATAATTTAATTATAAATAAATATAGATTTAAAAAAATCAGGTAAACGGAGAGTTCAAATGTCTAGTGACAACAATTTACAAGAGATGGAGGTAAAGACACAGCAATCCAAAACCGCTGTAAATGCCGGTGCTAAAGCTGGCGATGCAATGGATACATCGGTTGCTGGTTCTGTAGAGGATCTTGGCGGTCCAACTCCAGAAAACTACAAGCCCGATGACGATTCGGCAAAACTTAAGGAACCTTCACTTGCAACAGTTAAAGATGTTGTAAACAAGGGTGCCAAGCCTGCAATGGCAAAAGAGGAAGTTGAAGAAGAGGAAGAAGTAGTGTCCGAAGAAGAAACTTCCGAAGAAGAAGTTGTTGCAGAACAAGAAACTTCTGAAGAGGAAGAAGTAGTGTCCGAAGAAGAAACTTCCGAAGAAGAAGTTGTTGCCGAGTATGATATCGAAGAAGATGTAAATGCTCTCTTCGGTGAAGAAGAACTCTCCGAAGAATTCAAAGAGAAAGCAGCAACAATCTTTGAGGCTGCTATTAACTCGAAGGTTTCTAAAATCCAAGAGGATCTCGAAACTGCATATGCAGCAACACTTGCTGAAGAAGTAGCAGAAATTAAATTAGAACTTACAGAAAGAATGGATTCATATCTTGAGTATGTTGCTCAAGAATGGATTCAAGAAAATGCCCTTGCAGTTGAGCAAGGACTTAAGACCGAAATGACTGAGAGCTTCCTCTCGGGCATGAAGGAACTTTTTGAAGCACATTATGTATCAATCCCTGAAGATAAGTATGATGTTGTCAATAGCATGGTAGAAAAACTTGATGAAATGGAAGCAAAACTCAATGAGCAAATAGAGAAGAATATCCATTTAAACAAGCGTCTCGCAGAGTCGGTTGCAGATGGAATTTTTGATGAAATTTCTGAGGGGCTTGCTGCTACTCAGAAAGAGAAGCTCGCTTCACTTGCCGAAAGTGTTGAGTTTGGATGTGAAGAAGAATATCGTGAAAAACTGGAGACCTTAAAGGAAGCATATTTCCCATCAAAGGTATCATCTCCAACTGCTAAGAAAGAAAATCTTTCAGAAGGTGTTGATAGTTCGCCCGAATCAATTTCAGGTTCTATGAGTGCTTATCTGAATACACTTTCTAAATTTAGCAAATAATTGAATTCAATATAATTCAAACAAAAACCCGTAAACTTATTAGGTAAAAGCAAATGTTCCAATCAGAGCAATTGCAGGAAAAGTGGGCACCTCTCCTCGATCATGAGGGAGGAATCAAAGATTCCCATCGTAGAGCTGTAACAGCCGTCCTGCTCGAAAACCAAGAAAAATTCCTTCGTGAGCAAACTGCATTCAACAATGGTTCAATGCAGAACCTCATGGAAACCCCAACAAACAGTGGTAATGCTGCTGGTGGTTCTGGTGCCTTCGGTGCCGATTCTGCCGCTGCTGGTCCTACCGCTGGTTTTGACCCCGTTCTGATCTCTCTGATCAGACGTTCAATGCCTAACCTGATCGCTTATGATCTGGCTGGCGTTCAACCAATGAGTGGTCCTACTGGACTTATCTTTGCAATGCGTTCCCGCTATGCAAATCAAAGCGGAACCGAAGCATTCTACAACGAGCCTAATTCTGCATTCTCTGGTCAGGATCTTGGCAACGATGAGCTTGCTGGTCAGTCTGATAGTCTTGCTGGTATGGGAACAACTTCCCAACTCGGCACAAATCCATCAGTCCTGAACCCTGTCGGAACTGCTGATTCTACTGCCTACAACGTAGGCCAGGGAATGGTCACTGGTGATGCCGAGAACCTCGACGGCACTGGTGCAGATGCATTCAACGAAATGGCTTTCTCGATCGAGAAAGTTACCGTTACTGCGAAGTCAAGAGCACTGAAGGCCGAGTATTCACTCGAACTCGCTCAAGACCTCAAGGCAATCCACGGTCTGAATGCTGAAGCAGAATTGGCAAACATTCTCTCCACAGAGATTCTTGCTGAAATCAACCGCGAAGTCATCAGAACCATCTATAAGGTCGCTGAGCAAGGTGCTGTTGCTAACACCGCTACTGCTGGCGTATTCGACCTCGACATCGACTCCAACGGTCGCTGGAGTGTTGAGAAGTTCAAGGGTCTCCTGTTCCAAATCGAGCGTGATGCTAACGCAATCGCACAAAGAACTCGTCGCGGAAAGGGCAACATCATCATGTGCTCTGCAGACGTTGCTTCTGCACTGACCATGGCTGGTGTTCTCGATTACACCCCTGCACTCAACGCTAACCTCAACGTTGATGACACTGGTAACACCTTCGCTGGTGTTCTCCAAGGTAAGTATCGTGTTTATATCGATCCTTATTCCTCCAACCTCACCTCTGCTAACGCATCGAACGGCAATCAGTATTACGTCGTCGGTTATAAGGGTTCTTCACCTTATGACGCCGGTCTGTTCTATTGCCCATATGTACCTCTGCAGATGGTACGTGCCGTTGGTGAGAACTCCTTCCAGCCAAAAATCGGATTTAAGACTCGCTACGGCATGGTCGCTAATCCATTCGCAGAAGGAACCAACCAAGGACTTGGTGGTCTTAATGTTAACCAGAACCGCTACTATCGTCGCGTTGCTGTTAAGAATTTGATGTGAGCCATCGCTCATATCTTTACGAGGACCTCTTCGGAGGTCCTTTTTTTATAAATAATTATGTTAAATATGCATTGTGACTATGCCTAGACCTAGTGACCCAACCATCGGAACCCACTACAACAACAAAGGGGGAAAGCGTGATAAGGAAAAGCATAAGCAATATGTTATGCGTCGTAGAGATGAAAGGAAAGCAGTTGTAGTGGAGTATTTTGGTGATAAGTGCCATGATTGTGGTGGGACATTTCCACATTGTTGCTACGATTTTCACCACATTGACCCAGCAACAAAGTCCTTTGAGATTGCCCCAAGACTAGACGGAAATATAAATACGATTATGGAAGAGGCAAAGAAGTGCGTTATGCTTTGTTCTAACTGTCATCGTATCAGACATTATAAGGAGAGCCGCTAATAATGGCAGAATCAGCAAATAGGGAAACACAATTAGAAAATAGAAACTTTTTATCTCCAGTAGGTTTTAAATTCATATTGGAAAGAAGTCCAAAGGCAGTGTTTTTTTGTAACCAAGCAAATATTCCAGATTTAAATTTGGGTGTAACATATCAAACCAATTATCTCCGTGATATTCCAACTCCAGGTGATAAAATAGATTTTGGAGATCTTAATATTAGATTTTTGGTTGATGAAGATCTTGTAAATTACATGGAAATACAAAATTGGATTCGTGGATTAGGTTATCCTGAAGAAGTCCAAGAATTTAGAGAACTTGATGCAGAAGGTAGAATCAGAGGTAATTATTCCAACAAGGGTCATTCTGTATACTCTGATGGCACTCTGCAAATTTTGAGCAGTAATATGATATCAAAATTTAATGTCATTTTTACAGATTTATTCCCATACTCATTAACTACACTCTCATTCGATGCCACCGATACTGACATCGAATACTTTACGGCTGAGGTATCTTTCAAGTATACTAGTTATAGAGTAGAGACACTATCTGGAACTTCCTTATGAGTTTTGACCTTGATAAAATACAAGAGATGTGGGAAAAAGATTCTTCTATTGACCGAGACAATTTGCACGAAGAATCATTAAACATTCCTTCACTCCATGCAAAATATTTTGAAATATATAATACCATTTTTCTGTTAAGAAAGAAAGCAGAGCAACAAAGAAAAAATGTAAGGCATGAACGATATGAATATTTTAGTGGAAAAGCAGATCCAGATGTTTATATAGAACAACCTTTTCCCAAAAAAATTCGTGATAAAGATACTATGCAAAAATATCTTGATGCTGACGAAAAACTTTCATCAATATGCTTAAAGATTGATTACTATGATACCATGCTGGTATACATTGAAAGTATTTTAAAGCAAATAACAAATAGAACTTATCAAATCAAAAACGCAATAGAGTTTATGAGATTCAATGCAGGTTTAGGTTAATGGAAGAAGATTCATTTCATTTAAACTTTTCTATTGAAGATGTACATTTACTGTATCATTGTGTAAGTGAGAGATTAAAAAATTGGGAGGGATTTCCTTCTCGACATCCTCAAGAACAAGAACATTTGAATTATTTAAAGAGTGAGTTATATAAATGTATTTTAGATTTTAAGTTTAATGATATGTAATAAATAGATTTAGATGAATGGATCATCGTGATTGACACAACAGCTAATCTTGTTATATCTAAATCTAACGAAGTATTTTTAAAAATAAACACGGAACCACATATAGAATATGAACTTAGAGATCACTTTAAGTTCGAAGTTCCAAATGCAAAATTTATGCCACAGTATCGTGGTAGAAATTGGAACGGCGAAATACATTTATATGATATGAGGTCTAAACAGATATATGTTGGCCTTTTGGATAAGATAGTTCAATTTTGTGAGAATTACGGATATACTTACAAATTTGAAGATAATAAATTTTATGGAACTCCATATGAAGAGAACAATGGAATTTCATATGAAGGTGTAAAAGATTATATGAATTCTATTTGCACACATAAACCCAGAAAGTATCAAATAGAAGGTGTTTATGGTGCATTGAAACATAACAGAAAATTATTAATAAGTCCTACTGCATCTGGTAAATCTTTGATGATTTACTCTCTTGTGAGATACTATGTTGCTAAAGGAGAAAAAATTCTTTTAGTTGTTCCAACAACAAGTTTAGTGGAACAGATGTTTAAGGATTTTATGGATTATGGGTGGGATGCAGAATCACATTGCCACAAAATTTATTCAGGTAAAGAAAAGAGTAATAATGCACCAGTTACTATAACCACTTGGCAATCTGTTTATAAGTTAGAGAGATCATTCTTCGAAGATTATGGTGTCATTATAGGTGATGAAGCTCATTTGTTTAAGAGCAAATCTTTAGTCTCTATCATGACTAAACTTCATCATGCAAAATATAGATTTGGATTTACTGGTACATTAGATGGCACCCAAACTCATAAATGGGTACTAGAAGGATTGTTTGGGCCATCATATAAAGTCACAAGAACTGACGAATTGATGAGACAAGGACATCTTTCAACATTGGATATACAATGTATAGTATTAAAACATGAACCTCAAAAGTTTCAAACATATGAGGATGAAATTAAATACTTAATTTCTCATGAACAAAGAAACAGGTTTATTACAAATCTTACTTTAGATTTGAAAGGTAACACTCTGGTGCTATACAGTCGTGTTGAAACTCATGGTGCAATACTATTTGAAAAGATAAATAATCTTAAGCGAGATAATCGCAAAGTCTACTTCGTTCATGGAGGAGTAGATGCTGAAGAACGAGAAACAATACGTGAAATTGTTGAAAGAGAAAATAATGCAATTATTGTAGCTTCATACGGAACTTTTTCAACAGGTATTAATATTAAAAATCTTCATAATGTAATATTTGCATCTCCCAGTAAATCGAGAATTAGAAATCTACAATCGATTGGTAGAGTTTTAAGAAAAGGAAAAAACAAAACAAAAGCAAAACTTTATGATTTAGCTGACGATATTACATATAATTCGAAAAGAAATTATACGCTAAATCATTTGATTGAAAGAATTAAAACTTATAATGAGGAGAATTTTAATTACGAAATAATCACTATAAAGATAAAAAGAAATGATTGAAGACGATTTTTACGCAACAATAAAATTTAAAAATGGTGAAGAGATATTTGCTAAAGTAGCTCCTTCAGAAGAAGAAGAGGAAACTTTTTTAATTGTTTCAAATCCAATAGTAATAAGTGAAGTCAAATCTAGAATGGGAGTAGTTGGTTATAAACTAGATCCTTGGTTAAAAACCTGTGATGAAGATATGCTTATTGTTAGAATGAGTGAAATATTAACCATCTCCGAATCAAAAAGTATTGAAATGATCATGATGCATCAAGCTTTCATTAGATCTAATGAAAGAGATGAAAACAATGAACCTCCAATATCAAGAGAAATGGGATACATTTCTAATGTTAATGATGCTAAAACTCTTTTAGAGAAGCTATATAATAGTAATTCTTTTCAACCTCCACAAAGGTAATTGTACACAAATATTGAAGGGTTGTCAAGTAGACATATAAATGTTATTATTTCTATATGATGATAGTATAAACTTATGATATCTACTAATATGTCCAAGAGAAAACGTTCAGAACATTACGTAAACAATAAAGAACTCTTGGAGGCAATGATTGTTTATCGATCCAAGGTTGAGAAATCTTATTTGGAAGAATTCGGTAAGGATCTTAAAGAGCTTCCAAAACAAGAAAGAGCAAAGAGATGGAAAACGAAACCAAGGATACCTAGGTATATTGGAGAGTGTTTCCTTAAGATCGCAACACACTTATCGTTTAAACCAAACTTTGTAAATTATATGTTTAAGGAGGATATGATTTCTGATGGTATAGAAAATTGTGTCCAATACGTTCATAATTTTGATCCAGAAAAATCTCAAAATCCTTTTGCTTACTTCACTCAAATTATTCATTATGCTTTTCTTCGGAGAATACAGAAGGAGAAAAGACAACTGGACATTAAAAATAAAATTTTAGAGAGATCTGGATTTTCTGAAGTTTTTGATGATAATAATACTATTGAAGGAAATAATTATAGCGAATATAATCAAATCAAAGACAATGTTCACAGTAAGTTGAGAAGTTGACAAAAGACAATAATTTGATTATGATAGGAGCCCTAAAGTAATTAGTATGAAAGTTGCCATTATTACAGACACACATTATGGGTGTAGAAAAAATTCGCAACTTTTTCATGATTATTTCAAAAAGTTTTATAATGATATTTTCTTTCCATATTT